CAGAAGTCGGCCGTCTTCACTTTCTCCAAGGCCACGTCTGAGCGGCTCAAGATACCTACCATCAATGCCATGCAGGGGTACCGCCACCAGGTTTGCGGCCTGCACCTTTCAACCACCTGCGTGCAGACCTTGATGTTGGTTCCAGCTCAGTTGTACGTCGCGATGACCCGGCACACCAAGAAACTTAGCATCTTTCTGGACAGTGACACCGGGAAAGTGCATGTCGACACGTCGCCGGCCCACATCTGCTTCTGCGCCCCTGGCAGTGCCTCCAGTTCTTGCTACAAGATCCCCGGCAACCCGTGCTACCCTTCTTGCCACGACGGCAGCCCCATCGGCTCCCGCAGCCACAACACACTAACTGGCGCCGTCGGCCAAATAGATGTTGCTTTCCATGAGGGCACTTTTGGCGCGAAGACGATTGACGAAACCCGCCACTTCGATGTTCCCACCGAGGCCCAGATTAACATGCATGCGCACGGCGACATCCCCTTGATCGACCTCGTGGAGACGGTGCTCAACCAGAACGCCAGCACCACCGCTGAGCTCGAAGCTGAGGATACCGTCGTACTGGAGACCTTGATCCCGCCTCTTAAAGAAGTCTCCCACTTGCACGTCTGTGACATCTTGGGCAAGATCGGGCCCACCACCAGCGGGGCTTTTGAGGAGAAGCGTGAGTACGGTTTCGCCAACCTTGGGGATATCAAGGACAAGATGCTCAAGATCAAGACCAAGAACCGCCCCATTCTGGATCCCAACACATCGGACAAGATGCGCCGCATGGTCCCGCTCATCAGATGCCGCAGTCGCCGCCAACAGAACACCTGCGACCAGGCCCTGCAATCGGCCATAGCTCGCTACTCCGGCACGCACAACAAGAAGATGCAGGCCCAAGCCGTGGAGGAAGAGACTCTCATGCGCGGTCTGAGCCAGTTCGTCGACCTTTCGGAGATGGTCCGAGTGGTGCCCGAGATGCTCGCCATAGCCCAGGCTGAAGCTTGCGAGAATATAGTCAAGAAGCACAACCCCAAGAGGCAGGAAGAAGGGCTCTACGGCTCCACGGGCTTCGCAACTTTCATGAGCCCGAACTTCCACAAGCCGCAGGACAAGCCCGGTCTCACACCCAATGGCTGGGAGAGGGAGACCGCCCCGGGTTCCGGCAAACTTAAGGCTGGCCAACCCATCTCGGCCGCCCCCAAGACCGTCAACCACATCACGATGGCTTGGGTGCGTTGCCTTGAGCTCTGCATCATCAAGGCGCTCAAACCCGGCGTGGTGCTTCCCAACGGCAATTCCACGAAGGACTTCAAGACTAAGATGGACGCGGCCATCAAGAACCTGAAGCCTGGGCGTTACACCACCCTGTGCACAGACATCACGGAGCAGGACACCACGAAGACCCCGGCTATCCACGGTGTCATCAAGTCCCTGTTCCGCGCCATCGGGACCCCGGAGAAGGTGATCGACGTCCTTTTTTCCTTGTTGAAGAATTGGACTGCCCGAGGTTTCGATTACTCCCTCCACGGGCTCAATGCCTTCCTCAGCGGCATTTCGATGACGTACATCCACAACACCCTGGATAACATGTGCCGGGTCGGGGCCGCCTACACCTTCTCGACCCCCTTCGTCGCCGGGTTCAAAGGCGATGATGGCATAGTCATCAGCGAGCACAGGACGCGAAATCGCGTCGCGCCTGGGCTCAAAATCGAGGAGGGCATCACCGGCACCTTTGTCGGATACCTCGTTGGTGATGTCCTCACTCTGGATCTTCCGCGCCTTGCCAACAAGGCCGCCTGCAGGACCTACACCACGGAGAAGCAGGCCCACGAGTACCGCGTCGCGATCGCCGACCAGCTCGCCCTCATCAACA